CTACCAAGGTTTATAGGTGCTACTTCGTTTCCAAATAGACTATTATAAGCCGCCATATTGTCAGGATTAGCTGCTGTGAGTTGTGCTAGAGCTTGGTCATATAGTCCTATAGAACCATAACCCTTCATACCATTAGCATAGGTTGTAGGAGTAGGCATACTACCCATAACATCTGTAGGAGCTAACAATCCAAAAGCTGTAGCTGCATTAGCGTTGTTCTGCATTGCCTGTGTTTGATTTTCATTAAATGCTGCTACCTGTCCACCATAATAAGGCATGTACTCAAGTTGTTGTACTTGTTCAGCTCTTCGTAAATTTCTAGCTGCTGGGTCTCTTATCCAATTAGGTACAGTTGTTGTTGTTGTTGTGGATTTTCCACCACCTTTTCCACCGCCACTACTCATGTCAAAACTCCTTTAATAATGTTGTATTTTGCTCTGACCATCCTCTAGACTCTAGCACTTTTTTCCAACCTCTACGACCTGCTATGGTCATTCCATCGCACCCTTGTGCCTTTCCCCAAGTAACAGCGTCATCGTGCATGTCTGTTATTTGCTTAATTCCATGTCCTTTATCTCCCCCTGCGAGGAAGACGTGCAGAACTTTTTTGTTAGGATACACTACAATCTCTGTTACTGCACACCCTTTAACGCCCAACCATAGTTGCATGTGTCCACTTAACACTCCATCTACTATGTCTTTAAAGTCGTGTGTATCACCACCTTTTTGAAGTGCAGACTCTATCCACTTCTGACACTCTAATAATTGTATTCCTATACTCATGGGTCGTATTGTAACTTAACCCAAGCTCCATTCTTGGATACTACAACAGCATTTTGTGCCTCATCCCACATCAAAACACCATCTTCTGTTGCCTTCGAGTCTGAGTCTTTATGCTGTAATTTGTTTCTAGTGCTAGTAAGATATGAGTTAATACGCTCTCCCCAAGACTTCCAGTTAGTTCCTAATGGTGGTGGTGGAGTTGCAATCATCGCCTACCTCCCGGATTAGCTTCTATTCTCATAACCCCTGACCTCCAGTTGGTGTTTCCTACACCCTGAACCTTGATTCTTACCTGTCTGCCCTGAAATCTAACGTCAGTAGGATTTGTCAAAGTATATACTCCATGAGTTGTTTCTGTGTCATTTGGATGAAACCTTGTCTTGAAACTTACTTCTACTTGACCTTGTGTTCGTTCATCAGGGATAAGCTGAGTAACTTTCATTATGCTATCACCATTGCCAAGACTAATAGAGCCTGACTCTGCAAAGGGTTTGACTGCACCATGTATGTATCCTGTCTCTTGGTTGTATAAATCACCATCTGCATCTGCCCAAATAGGATTAGTAAATACACCTTGGTCAACACCTGCTGTTCTATCTATTACTCCTACTGACCAATGACCTTCTTTGTAATCTAATGAAACATATCTGTTATTTTCAAGATTAGTAGCACTCGGATAGAACCACCATATCTCTCCATGTTGTGAGTTGTGTACTGCGTAGACCTTGCTTATTTGTGAAGGGTTCATGTCATCGAATACATAATCAGAAACCTCACATGGTATCTCTTTTGCTACTGAACCATCAAATGTGAAGAATCCTTTCTTGCCCATCCAAAATGCACCCTCATCTATTGCTACAGCTCCTTTTCTTGAGGCTACACCACAAGCTGTACCAACTCTCTCGAATCCATAGACAAATGGCGCACCTGAGTAAGTAGCTATGTGTGCATCGTTATCAGTCAAGATTAATGTTCTACCTCTCATTCTTAGACCACACATAATTTGCCCAGTAGTCTGTAACTCCATATCACCTGCCTCGTTAGTCGCTAAAGCTGACCATACTGTATTGTTTTCTTTATCGCACCATTGAACCTTTCTAGGGTTGCCACCTGCTCCTAGGGCGAATACGAATCTCTCTTCTGTTACTACTATTCCTTTATTGCCTGTTGGAGCGTTGGCAACTATTGCGGCTACGACACTTGTATTGAGTTGCCACTCGTGAATCTTTCCATCCTTAGAAGAACATGCTAGAAGGTATTCTCCCCATGTATCTAATGACCACGTTGTCGCTTCTGCGTAAACACCTGAACTGGTTGGTGCTACACCATAATTTGTAAGTCCATAGAATCCACCACCATATCCAAGGTTAAGTGAACCATGTAAGTCTCCTGATGTTAAGGCTGATGGTGTAATGTCATAAACTGTGTGTGAGGGATTGATATAAATTAGTTTATTGTATGTACCACCTGCTAGGTGTTCAGAACTAGAATTGTTTAACCATGAAAGCATAGCTCTAGGTGCATCAGAAAATGCACTTGTCTTTCTACTTGTCCATCCACCTACAGGTCTCATTGAACCATCATGCCATCTAACTAGACTAGCATCTCGCCATCTATTAGAAGACTCAAAATCTGTTCCGTTTCTATGAACTCCGGGTGGTATTTGTAGTGGTATTAGTGCCATAATATTATGCTGCTATCTCCGTCCATGTCATAGATGTTACTGAAATAATTTCCCATTTCTCTCTCGCTATTGTGGCTGTTGCTGATGTAGATGATACTATACCTGCACTTTCTCGAACTCGCCAATCAGTTGTAGTCTGTGTAAACACACCTGTTGCTGTTATCGTGCCACCTGAAATATATACTGCTTCTGCTCTCGCTGTAATAGTTGATGTTGCAGTCACAGTTCCACCCTGTTGATGAATCCTCTCTGAATCAGCAGTAGTTGAACTGGCAACAGTTACTGTAGCACTCGCTAAATTTACCTTGGCAGCAGTACAGGTTGTGCCAACTGATGTCGCAGATATGATTGTTTGCAGGTCTGCTTGGTCATACACTTGTCTTCCGTACAGTCCTGAACCATATACGAACTTGTCAGAACTCTCTAGGAAGAATTTCTCAGCACTACATGCTATAGCCGCAACTGCGGCAATGGCGATACTATAGTTATATGTTGCAGTCGCATTGGCTGTTACAGTTGAAGCAACAGTTACTGTGGCACTTCTCTCACCAACTACCTGACCACTTGTCGTAGTAGCACTCGTACCTGTTACAGTTGCTGATGCATTACCTAAAAATCCACCTATTGCTGATACGCTTGAAGCTACAGTTACAGTCGCACCTGAAAGTAGTATCCTTTCACATGATGCTGTTACTGAAGAAGTAGCAGTTACTACTGTCTGTAAATCACCTTGAGTATATTCGTTTGAACCATATAAGCCTGAACCATAAGAGAAGACATCTGTTTCTTCTATGATTACCTGTTCACCACTACATGTAACAGTAGATGTAGCAGTCAGCGAAGCACTACCACCTATCGCTACTACCCAATTTACATTGGCAATAGAGGATGTCGCAGTTACTGTTGCTGAAGCGTTTAGAACCTCACCAACACTCGAACCATAGGTTCGTAAACCATAAGCCGATTCGCCATATTCAAAAGCCATTTACAGGCTCTCTTTAGTTTAGCGTTATATCTAGGTCACCCGATGGAACACGAAATACATCACCAGTAGCAATAGCCTTGCTTGACGATAGTGTCGCATAAGCCATTAAGTTACCTGATGATGATGCATCGTATACACCAACATGAGTAACTGTACCCCAAGAACCTGTAGCTGTAGGAAATTCAACAGCCGCATTGTTTGAAGTTGTGTTACCTGAAGTTGTAAAAGCTACTGATTGTCTAGCATATGCAGAACCTGATAACTCAGTTACTGAACCTGCTTCACCATCAGATATTGCTGTAAACAACGCTAAGTATTTTGTAGAAGGTGCTGTGTAAGCCGCTCCTGCAAATACATGGTCTAATATTTCCGTTTCTAAAAAGTTTGTAAAACTCATACTAATCCCCTCACTTTAAGTTTAAGTCCTGAACCACTAAACCTAGCATCTTCAGAACTTTCGTTTAAACGCTGAACAGAGGCAGCATACATCTGCGCCCATACAGCTACTCGTTGGTCTTCTGCTAAGTAGGGTGCTGAGTGTAATAACGCTCCGTAGAGGTATACATCAGGCGCTTCTAGCAAAAGCCAGTTATCTGAGTTACTACTTAAAGACGGAATCTTCTGAAAGTAGAGCAACTCAAAATCTGTGTCTACTGACGGAGTTGGGTACAATTGGAATTGTCCATCTGCGTGTGTGTACATTATTGGTGTTCCTGCTGTGTCTTCTTGTCCGGCACGTTTGTCAGCCATGCTATCTCTTGAAACTAAGTTGACTACTGTAGTTCCTGTGCCTGTGAGATGTAATCTAATCGTTTCTAACCAATCAGCAGGGAACTGCATGTACTCATCACCACCTGTCTGTTGTCCACTTGAACGTGCTTCCATCTTCCAATGACGTACATCTCTGTTGAGTTGAGACTCTGCCAAGGTAATAAAATCAGGGATAACTGCTGTTAAATCATCTCGGTTCAGGAAGTCAGCGATTGAAGCTTTCAATTCTGTGTAATTAGATAAAGCCATATTAGTATCCTCTTCGTCTCAGTCTACTTTGGTTCTCTAATTCATACTCTGAAACCTTGCCATCTCTTACACCTTGTAAGAATACCTCTTGTTGGTCAATAGACATTTGAGGTAGAAAAGTTGCTATTTCACTTCTTGCTTGGTCAGAGACGTTCAGAGAAGATAGAGCCTCTCCTCGCTGAAATGGATTAACATTTCCAGCACCATATTGCAACATTTGGTCTTGTAAGAATTTATTCTCTGCAGGTGTGTCAAGTCCTTTAGTACCAATGCCTAGATTTTGAACTGTGTCATCAGGTCTTCGCATAACGTTTATAGCTTGTGGTATTGTTTCAGCAGGAACTTTGGGTTGGTTTAGAAATTCTGAAAAACTACCAGCTCCACCTGTATTTTTGTAATAATCGTACTCTTCTTGTGATGTGGATTTGGTTGCTTCCCCTAAAACACCTTGTACCATCTGTTGCTCTTCAGGTGTGCCTGTGGCATTTTGTCCTGTAGTTAAACCTAGGATACCTTTACCAATCAAGTCAAAGAGTGATAATGTCTCATTACCCATTTGACCAATAAAAGGAACACCTTTAAACATTTGTTCTCCCCAACTTGCCATATCTCTCTCCTGTCTAATTAAACATAAGTATATGCTATTCCAACAAACCTCTTGGTGGTTTTGGTTTCACTTCTGAAAGTAAACCAGTTTTTATCTTACCCGGTTTTTCTCCCCAACCAAAGTCTTCGGAGTATCTTGTGTTGATTTTTCCTGCTTCTTGACTGTACTTATCGACCAATCGCTGGTAAAGATTCTGTGATTCTTTGGTGCTGTTTTCTCGGATTTTATACGACTCGCCATTTGGATTCTCCTTCCAGTTGTTTTCAATTAACTTACCATCTGACCTGTAATAAACTAAATCTACATCGCCAATGTCTGACTCTATTATAGCCTGTCTTACAAGTTTTTGGAAATCCTTGTTTGGCATATCAAAGCCTTCTCCTTTCTCATCTATTTCAAACTTACCTTCCTTATGTCTATATTGAATAATCTGTGCGCCTGTTCCTGTTGAAGTAGGTTGAACCCCGTCATGTCCAAACTTTTCAATCAATATATCATAGATTTTTTGGTGTTCGTCTTTGGTAAGTTTTCGACCTATGTCAAGGTCAACTCCATTCTGTTTTGCTGCAGTCTCATCGAAAAAAGCTCTTCGATATGAGACACCATCCTGTTTGAATACTGTACCAACAACAGCAGCATATAGCTCCACTAATTGAACATCAGCAGGATTAATACCACCTTTGATTGTTCCTGACATAATACCACGTACTTGTACATTTGGATTTATATCTCCTGCCCATCCCCCAAATCCCATGAAGCCATCAGGTGAAACGATGCCTATTTCTTTTGCTAATAAATCTACACCCTTTTCATCAAGGAAAATACTATACATATCTTTGGTGTAAGCAGCTATATCTTCAGGTGCTGCATTAATGATGCCCGGTAGAAAGTTAGTCGTAGTTCCCGGCACAGCTTCTAAGTTAATAAACCCAAGGTTATCTTCAATGCCATCAGCAAAACTATACGAGGCTTTTACGAACTCATCTAAGTTAAACTCTGAATCGTAGACCACCTGTTGGAAATAGTTATCGAACTTCTTTTGATGTTGAGGCAGTATCTCGTTAACGTTTGCACCCCATCCTTTGTCTTTGATATGCTTATTAATCACACCTTTCATAGCATCGTTTCTAGCTTTGACTGCTACCCAAATAGCTGCCTGTGCCTGATGAGGTTGCCATCCATTTTGCTTTGCTATTGATTGTGTAATGTCTTCCATAATCTGATATTGAGCTGCACTCGGTACATCCCCACTTAAACCAAACGCTCTTGCCATCCACATATCTTGTGTAGTCTGACCCTTTAATACTTTAGCTGGGTCTATCTGTGTCATTAGATTGCCATAGAATGAGTTTGTCTTTCTTCCTTCCCAAGGGATTCCATTCAATACATCTGTTATTTTCTTTGACTGCTCTTTAGGAAACCTACCTGCTTTTATAGGCATACCTGCCTTGTGTTGAGCATAAGCCTTGAATGCAAATCCTGTATTAGTTTTTACATTTGCTCCCTGACTCATAATTGCTAGTATCTGTGCAATCTTCTCAGCTTCAACTTTATCACCATGAGTAAGCTTTAGTATTTCATCAGATGACTGTTCATACCAAAATCTAGCATCCTTACCTTCTTTAGCTAATGTATCTAATTGCGTAATCAGTTTGTTTAATTTCTGTGGAGTATTAATAGCAGGAGCGAAGCCTACATACGAGCCATCAGAACGTCTCTTAAAACTTGAAGACTGCATTAACTGATTTTGATTAATCTTCACACCATTTCGTTCAATTATCCTTTGGTTCTCAGGACTAAAAGAAACAGCATTATATGTTTGATGTGTCTCAGGATGTTTTGTTGACCATTCGTCAAGATACTTTCTACCCAAGATTCCTGCATCTTGTAATCGTAGTGATATTAACTTTTCTACCTCATCACTTCTATTGCTTGAACTATTCATCCTTAAATTCTCAGGTCTAATGCCACTCTCTGTTGCTTGTCTAGTTACAAGGAAGTTATATATTCCTTCACCATCTGCAGGATGAGGGAAATCACCTCGACCCATTTGACCTTTTTCTATCAGCATGTTGTCCATCATCGCATTTACCTCTTTCATCTCACGCATTAGATTTTCTCTAACTACTGGTGGAAGTTTAGGGTCTTGCAGTAACTTACTTGTTTTCTCACTCCATATCTGTAATGGCTTGTACCTGTGTACCAAGTCCATGAAACCACCATGTTCTATACGTAAGAAGTCCTGTACAACTTGTGGTTGCTCCCATATTGGTAGAGAATCATCAATCATTGTATCAATGGTTGATTGAGATATGTCTACCTTCATTAAACTAAACTCTTGGTCTGCCCAAATCTTTTCAAACTCTTTTAATTCTTTTTTTAACTGAGGTAATTGAGGGTGGTCTTTATACTTGTCAAGCATAGTGAGTCTAATGTTTTCAGGGGTAGCATCCCACTTGGCAACGTTTTCCCACATTCTTGCTACTAACTCATCACCCTTACCAGCAGCTACTCTTGAATATTCCCAAGCTTCGTCTTGCCATTGTAACCATGCTGCTTCGTCTCCTACTGACATATAGGTTTTAGATGTTCCCTCTGTACCACCAAGATAAATCCCATAACCTTTCATCTGATTACCTTCACCAGTACCTATATAAGCCATATCAAACTCTGTGAATCTTGCTTTTGTACCATGCCACATTAACACAGCCTCACCGAAAGGAATCTTTGTGTTAGGAAAGAATTGTCCAAACAATGGAGCGCTACCTAGTACATCAGCAGGGTCAGGCATGTTCAGTAACACTTCTCTAACTGATGCTTTGATTGCAGGGTTGTTAGCAAGGGCAGCTATTTTTGCAGCAGTCTGACCTGAACCAATTAATACTCCCATAAAATCAAGTGGTCTCTTAGCTATCATGTCAGTTATGCTATCCCAATCCTTGAAATTATCCCTGACCATAGTGGCAAATTGAGTAGCCATCTCTCGTTGCTCAACACCTACATCTTCACCAAGTAATCCACCCATTCTCCCTTCGTAATAATTAAGTACACCACCTACTGCTAAATCTCCTACAGCTCCAATAATAGGTTCAGGCTGTCGTATAATGTCAGAAGTTTCTCTGTATAACTCAGCAGCATTTGTATCTATGTTCTTAACGAATCGTAAGTATTTGTTTGGGTCTTCATCAACGTCTTCGTTGTATATCCAAGCCTGTGGAGTATTGCCGAACTCATCACCTTGAAGTCTTCTTTCTTTAAGAGCTGCATCTGAAACCAATTTTCTTTCTGCTTTTTCAGGGTCAGGCTCGGATAAGAACTTCCAAATACCTCCGAGTGAAGTACCTATAACTTCTTCGGCAGACTCCCTGAAGTCACCCATAAGACTGTTTAATCTAACAGGTTCAGGTTTTTCCTTGCGTATGTCTGCGTGTGGATTACCAATCATTGGTTGTGATAGTAATCCGGGTCTTACTTCTCGCATAGGCATCAGACAACTCCTTGTAAGTTACGTCTCATTGGTGTATCCCAATGCTCGTTGAATGGTTGGTATCCAATTGAAAGATACCTCATCGCATCACAAGCATGTGAACTCCAATCATGTCTTGGTCTCATTCTCCACGTTTTACCATTATCATCCCAATCCCGTGAGTAAGAAAGTAAAGAATCAATTAGCTTCTCACATTTCTTCTCATCAAAGTAGCACTTGTCTAGCATCTCTCTGACCTTCTGAATGCCATCATCAATAAGTAACTGAGGTGCAATCTCTATATCTCTAATGCCTAATCCTTCTAATGTCTCTATACGACTCTTACCAGTTCCAAGCTCTCGTACTCTAACGTCATGTGGAAATACGTGTTGGTCGTAGACGTATGGTTTACTTTGTAAGACCTTTGCATAATGCTCAAGACCTGCACCACTCGCTTCATAGAAATCAATGATATGAATCTCAGTACCAATGAATTGTGCAAAGACTATGCTTGTTGAATCACCTATACCTAAATCCCAACTGGTGACTACTCCTTTACCTCTATCATAGTTCACCTTACCAATTCTGTCTTCGTCCTTGGCTCTTCTCATTTCGGATGCATAGTAACTACCCTCTGAATAGATTAAGAACCCACCTCCCCAAATATGCTCATACATATCAGGTCGCTTCTCTTTGTCTTCAATTCGTTGGTCTTCCAGCACTTGAGGAAACCAAGGATTGTCTGTGTAATTTAACTGAACTATTTTAGATTTACTTGGTGTTGATTTTCTAAACCTTTCGTGAGTTGCTGAATACTTTGACTCAGGATTCCACGTAATCCAAACTTCCGATGAAAATCCAATAGATAGGTCTTCTTCTCTGATGCTGGGTAAAAGAACATCAAAAGCTCTAGCTGAAACAACATCGCCCTCATCAATCCATGCTAATAGGATACGAGACTTAGACTTAATAGAATCTAGTGAACGTCTGAGACCTGCAAATGTATAGGTTATGTTGCCATCCTTTGACTTGATGTACTTCTCACCAATCTCATAGTAATCATCTAACCAAGGTACTGAGCGTATAGCAGCTTTAATCTCTTCTAATGATGATTCAGTCAAGGAGTTCATAAATTCCCTGCCGCATAATATCGTTCCGGATACACCTGAACTACCCCAACGATAGCCAAATACTGCACTCATTAATGCAAAGCTGCGTGTCTTTCCTGAACCTCTGCCACCATAAGCTCCACGAACTCTAGCCTCACCTTCAAATACTGGTACGAGTTTAGGTGGTAGTTCTACATCTTGTCTGACTGCCTGTTCCTCTACTACAACTCCATCAGTCATTACTCTTAGCTACTAATTGAATAATAGTTGGTCGCTTCATAGATTCATCTGAGCTTGTGTGGTCTATGCTTGTCTTGTCTCCATACTTGTTTGGTAAGAGTTTGGATGCTATCCATTTTCTTGCATCAACTCTCAATCGTGCTACCTGATAGTCTTGATTTGTTGCATTGTCTGCGATGTCTAGAATTATGTCAGCCTCTCTCTCACTCTGAAAAGCCTTCGCCCGTGCGTATCTATCTGATAATCCTTCTATCTTATACAACCAGCGATACCAAGTGTCAGCATTTGGAGTCCACTTCTCTTCTCTACACATTCCAATCACACTTCTGCCTGAAGCTATCTCCTCTAACATTCTCTCTTCTAGTTCTTTAGAATATATACTTGGTCTAGCCATTGAGCTTATCCATATTTTCAAACTGTGGAAGTATGACAGTCTGTTCTATGTGGTCATCTATTACACGACAAGAATCTCCAGTAACTTCCGAGCAATACTCAAGTAAAGCTAGATACATATAAGGAAGTCTAGCGTAATGAAAGTCTTCTTCTTCTTTAGTCATGTCGAGTTTGTTCATGTTCTTTCTCCTTTCATCATACTCTCTAAATATAAATCTTCAGGTCTTGGCAGTATACACCCAAGTTCGTCAGCAAATTCCTCGACCCTACTTAAATACTCTGCGAACTCTTTTACTGTAAGTGTTGTTGTCGATTTTATCACTAATATTGGTTTACCTTGGACTTGTTCTACAACAGGACTCAAATATTCTTGGGCAAGATACTGATGCAATGCACCTGTAGAGTTACCTGTCTCTGTTAAAACATCTAGCCATTTCCAATAAAGTTTGTTCTGTTTGGTTGACCTTGATTGAATGTCAGCCTTCATCTCCACGATAACAGTATCACCCTTAATCTCCTTAAACATTGAACGAGTCATATTCTCTAGGATGTCAACTTTAGGTTTTTCTCTCTGTAGTATTCGTTTCATATTATATTCAATTGGTCTTGGTCTAGAACATAACCCTCACCATGACCAAGGTCAGCTATGTTTTCTTTTTTTATAAGTTTTTCTGCCTCAACCCATCCGATTAACTCGTATTTTGGGAACTGACCAACAACCAAAACATATATATCGCAGTCATCTAGTTTTTTATTAAGTGTTGCTAATAGTTTTCCATTTTTATATTTAGTAGTTTTAACATCAACCCTAGAGCCTTTTTTTGTCATTAGGTCATATTTAGGCATATCATACAAATCAATCTCAGTATCAGGATATACTCCAAAATGCTTACAACACGCAACCTCTCCTCCAATACCATCAAGGTCTGTAATCCAATTTGGTTGGTTGCCTATCTTCTTATCTTTAATTCCTTTTGTTCTAGCGTTATCATATCTACCAAGTGCAATACTTATTGCCATTTGTTGCTCAATATAATTCAAATGGACTCCCTTCATTCACTTTAATCCGAGCTTAATTAATTTTTTATCTGTCTCCCTGATTGCGTACTCTGCCAACTCATCCATGAATTTTTTTGTATAGTATGGATGACCTGTATCATAGCTAGAATGACAGTACCCACATGCATAAAACCCAACGTCCTTACCATCAGCGTCTTTATATTTCAATCCCATTCCTGCGCCATTTTTATGCGCAAAAATAACATTTTCAGATTTTCCCTGACAATTATCGAGCCTCATTGTGCATGGCTGACCACGAGCTGATTTAGTTATTGCTGTTTGTTTAATGACCTATCCCCCATTCAATAAATTGGTCTATAACATCTGCCACACAATAGACAATTGCACACTCAGCTCCATTCTCAGTAAGTTTATCCATCATCTCTGTCTGATTCTTAGTCACTCTACCCTTCGGAATTAATCCATTCTTGGGTCGCTTGACCTCTAAAAAAAATGGCTGTGACTCCCATAGAACAAATAAATCAGGGATGCCACTCTTTACTCCTTCTGCTCTAAACTTTCCTGCCTCGCTTTTACTGCGCTTTCCTCCATTTGGAATGGCAAAATAGCAGATACGTCTGATGTCTAAATATTCACAGATAGCCTTCTGTACTTCATGTTCATCGTTTCTCACTCTTAATTCTGTCCATAATCAAATTACATTTAAGCATATCACACAATCCCATAATCTTCTCTTCTAAATCTGACTTTAATTTATGGTCATCAATCTTACTAAGTAAGTGCATAAGCTCCTGAATAGTTTCAGCAGTTTCTTCATTCTTCGACATTGCGCTGTAGATTTTCTTCCGCACCTAGATAATGAGCTAAACCATATATCTGCCAATGTAACCCTTGCTTATCTGCCTTGATACGATGAGTTAACCCACTTAAAGAACAGCCTAACAAGGTAGCACACTTGGCTTGTGTTAGACCTAAACGTTTGATTTCAGCAGGGATAGAATTGTAATAGATTACTTTAGCCATATTAATAATACATAGTAAATGAATCTATTATATCAAATAAGATATGAGGTGTTAGTTGTTTTAGCTTTATGTTTCGCTTTCAGCGACTTACTTCAGTAAAGCTTTGGGATAAATCCCTTTTTTTTAAAGCTCTTTACTTATTCGGTAATTCCTGAGTTGGGAGTTTGGGGCAAAGAAATCCCTAGAATAGCCTAAACTAAACTAGAGATTCTCATTCGTATAAGTCCTTCGCAGTATTATCCGTATGCCTAATTCTTAAATATTAATCAGGTCAGAGTCATCGCTACCTTGTTAGGTACTCAGCCATCTGCACTCTGCGTTGGGGTTTTAGCACTCAAGGTGGTTACCAGTATAAGCGTTCTTACCCAACATCAATCAGCAGTTTGTGGAATACGTTTGCTGAATCTCTTTTATTTTATAGAGGTCTGAGTGAAGCATGAATCGGCTAGACATATCACCTCTCGTATCACTTGAGGTTGCCAAACTGAGAAAAAGGGTATAATCTTTGTCAAACAGCAGGGGCAATCTGCAAGTTTAGAAGAACCTCAAGAGAAATTAACAAGCTCTTGGGGTTTTTTGTTTTCTAAACCACGAACCTCAAATAATACACCTCTTCTATTTCGATTGCAAACTATTTGAATTAATTGTTCTGTTTAATTAAATAAAGCTTGACTTTTAGTCTCATATAGTGTATAATGACCTTGTCATTGAGATGTTTAGTGACACTTTTAACGAAATAGGAGATACAAATGGAATATTTAGAAGCAGTAACAATAGTTAAGAAAGTAGGTGATGGTGACTTACTTGCAGGTATGGTGATTATAGGTGACATGATTGACCCACCTTACTTCAGATATGTTGATACACAAGTTACAGCCTACAATGTTGTATTGGAAGGTATGAACAAACTTTTTAATAAATAGGAGATTCAAATGGACAATTTAAGAATAGTAACAGAAGCTGATGAATATCAAGAAGTCTTTGAAAAAGATTTATTCACAGATAAAAGTGATATACATGTTTATAAACGAGTTGGTATCGCTAAAGGTATCGTCAATGAGATTGGTGATTGTATTGCAGTTGTTGGTAGAAACTACAACCTAGTGCAGAACAAAGACATCATGCCTCAGTTCCACGATGTCATCATGGCTTCTGACCTAGACAAAACTGGTATGACTAAGGAGATTCAACAGTCTCACTATGGTGCTAAGACAATCGTTACTTACACGTTTCCTGCACATGAGATTGAGATAACTCCCGGAGACTTCGTTCAACTTAGAATCATGGTGCTTAACAGCTACGATGGGTCTTGGAAGTTCATGTCAATGGTTGGAGCTGTGAGAATAGCTTGTATGAATGGTCAAGTTGTTGTTGATGCATTCTCTAGCTACAACTCTAAGCACACAGCGAGTCTTGATACTGATGTTGCTGTAGCAAAAATGGAGACAGCTCTTGAGGTGTACACTAAGAACGCTGAGATTTGGAAGTCGTACCCTAAGTCTCCAGTTACTAATGCACAAGCTACTCGTATCTTTAAGCAACTTGCAGGTAAGAGTGACAGGCTTGAAGCTTTACTTGAAGAGACTTACCTCAAGTACGTTGATGAAATGGGTAAGAACCTTTGGGCAGTCTTTAATACTTTAACTGATTGGTCTAGCCACGCTAAATTTAAGAATGAAGCGAATAAAGTTGCGACTATATACAATCGTGAGGCTAAAGTAAGAAAAGTCATCCCTTTGCTCAATGAGCTTCGTCTAGCGGCTTAATCAACAAGCACGAAATGGGGAGGTTAATAGCCTCCCTTTTTTTTGTCTGATTGTTATTTGGGAATTTGGGAATTGGGAATTTATATTCATTCCCAAAGTCAAGTGGGTGACCCGGTAGTTCTGTGTACTACCCCATTTTATGTAGGTGTGATAAGGGTTGTAGTCTCCCAACCAAGGTGACTGGGCTGCTTGGGTGATTGTTATTTGGGAATTGGGATTTTGGGAATCTGGGATTTTATCTAGCACATTCTTTTATCCCTAGCTAGTGTCAGGGATAGTTTATTTATAGTCAGGGATAGTTTATTTTAGGCGAAAAGGCGAAAAAGAATCGCCTGTACATTTCCTTTAAGAGTAGGGGTTGTAGCCGGGGATACTGGGGATTTACTGGGGATTAACCACTTTCCCCATTCTATTTAATTAAATAAAGCTTGACAAATGACCTCAAATGTGGTATAATGACTTCGTCATTGAGACAAAAGCAAGACTTTTTAACGAAATAGGAGATTCAAATGAGTTCAGTAAAAACAACATTCAGAAATCCAATCGTAACAATTTGGGATGATGTAGTAAGCAAAGATTATGATGGTGAAGGTATCTTAGGTTCAATGAACCTTTCAACTGCGGCAGGTGCATATGATTTCGAGCTTCTTCCTTTTCTTGGTGAAGAAATAGTAGCACTTGGCAGAGGCACACGTCTTAGAGTTTCTGACAAGCAGTATGCTAAATCAGGTACTGGTATTTATCTAGAGTTCAATGGTGATGCTACCACTTACTGGATGGCTGAAGATGAAGCTCATCCTGAACATATCAAATACGATGAACGTGGCGAACTTATCTAACTGAACCGGGGAGGGCAACCTCCCCACTTTTAACGAATAGGAGATTTTATGAGAATGGCACAGACATACAGAAGAAAGTTGGAAAAAGAAATCGCTAACAAAAGAGCTGATTGGAATTTCTACAGCGATGCAGTCAAAGACCTTCGTGGCTCACGTCCGGGGAGTGTTGAATTTAACTGGTTCATTGGTTTGACTGAAGCTAAAAGAAAATTTGAAATCCAAGAGGTTTGTGATTCGATTAACGTACAGACTGACTTGGAAGAAGTTCAACACCAAGAAGACTTGGTTCAACTTCAGACTTATGGTGACTTCAACGAAAAGCAATTAGTTGCTTGGGGTTGCCTTTAACTTTAACCGGGGAGGGAGACCTCCCCATAATTTAGGAGATATTATGACAAAAGCAGTAAACATATTAAGTGATGCACTTAATAAAATGGCAACTGATGATGAAGACAAGATGTTTCAACCTTCACAAAATAAGTATGAAGATTTTAAGGTTGGAAATAAAGTTAAGCTTTTTCACTATTGGATGATGGAAGATGCATTTATTGAAAAAGTAACATTGATTAAAAAAAGATGGGCAAAAAAAGACAGAGACATATTAGGATTCACCACGCAATACTGGACTGTCAAATTTGATGATGGGCATGTAGGTGACAAATGGTTTAAGTCTGATACACCTATTTAATTTAACAGGGGAGGGTAACACCTCCCCATAATTTAGGAGAAAGAAATGCACAAACATTTAAAAAAACCACATGAACTAAATTTAACTTCAGGTAAAGTAAAAGTAAAAGTAGAGTTCGTAAGCTCTAACTATTTCGCTATAACTTTTTTAGAGTTGTTTGATGAGATAACTGTCTACGCTGATGTAGGTATCAGCGTCATTAATCCTGATTGGTTTATTACAGTTGGAAAGCATTCTAACGATGACAGAGATACGTTTAACGAACTAATGGACAATCACGGGCTAGTTGAAGGTATTAGACACTTACTATTTGGGGGTGAATAGGCATGGATACTATCAAACCACTCACAGATGGAGAGTTCGGAGTCTCCCTGAAGGAAGATGCAGGTTCAGTTAAGTATCATTCTACTCAGGGAGAGGTCGAGCTTCATTCTACTTGGGTCAAAGCAAAATGGACTAGGGCATCTCTGCCTGTATCTAATCAGACAATGGGTTGTCTAAAACGTCTAGGCGGACATCAACTAATTGATATAACATCATCAGGAGTTGGAGGTAAAGACTTTACTGTTCGCAACGATGTCGATGATGAAGCGTTATCGGTTTTGTTAAAGAACGGAGCTATCCGAAGAGATGTTTATGAGTATTTTTTGCATAGTCAGGTAGATGAAATAATATTTTTAGCTTGACTTTTTATATCAAAGGTTGTATAATCACATCGTGATTGATTGAATCACATTACAAAATAGGAGATACAATGAGAAAGAGACCTACTGAAAATGACAGCCTTCGAGCTGAACAAAAAGGTGCAGACTATCAGACTGAGTTTGAATCTAACAAAGACTCTGCTCGTGATGAAATGATTGACCAAGCATCAAATATTATCTTGGAAGTTGAACACATGGTGGATGAGATTGACCTAGAAGTTCCAATCCGTCATGTACTTGAACTCTCTCATGCTATCAGGAAGGTGGTAAATCTTCGATATTACAGGTTTTCTGCCCAAGTCTATGGAAAGTATCAGGACTATGAAGAAAACTTCGACTATGACTTCACAGAGGAGGTCAGAGATATATTGGATGACCAACTTGGTTTTGACTTAGATTGGTTTTTAGAATTAGGTGGAGGTGACTCATGAGCATATCAGATTTTTACTTTGATGAGATTAACTCGGAAGAGAACCTTCAAGAGCTAGACAATCAAGAGCCTTGCACACCATCAGCAGAACAAGCTGAAGAACATCTAAGGAATAAATTTAATTTGTCGATAATAAGAAAGGAGAATAAAGAATGAGTAATCAAAAACAAAGAGTCTTAGGTTTTGTCAGGAATCAGGGAAGTATCACTTCACTTGAAGCTATTAACACTTTTGGAATTACTAGACTTGCCTCAACTATTCAACAGATGGAAAAAGTTGGTCATGTGTTTGACCATGAACATCAGGTAAAGGTTCAGAATAGATTTGGTGAAGAGTCTCGTGTAACTAGGTATCACTATAAAGGTCAAAAAAATAAGGAGAGTTCATAATGGCTGACATGAAAACAATTGAAATACAACATGGGTCATCTAAAAAGACCTACGCTGAAGTTGGTGAAAGGGTCAAAGCTTTCCGAGAAAAATATGGAGACTCCGGTCAACTCATCACTTCAATTATTACCAATGACTCTGAGAAAATAGTTACTCAAACTCAGGCTATAGTTAATGGTGTTTGTCTTGGTACTGGATTGGCTGAAGAAATTCGTGGTAGCACTCAGGTTAATAAGTCTAGTGCATTAGAAAACTGCGAGACCAGTTCAATTGGAAGAGCGATAAGTTTTGCTACCGGATTCATGAGTGATGGCAGTAAGATAGCAAGTACAGATGAAATTCAGAATGCTATCGTTCAGCAGTCTCAGGTTGATGCTCACTTAAAGACTATGAA